GGAATTGGCATGGGTGCAGAATACAAAGGCCGTGCAGCCTTTAACAAGGCGAACCAAGACGTTTTTGGTCTAACCAAAGCCGTAAAGAATTTAGCAGCTGGTTATGTTGGTTTATCAGGCGCACAACGGGCTTTTCGTTTTGGTCAGCAATCATTCAAAGCGTTTGTAGAAGATGATGCAGCGGCAGCACAACTTGCTAAGACCCTTTCAAACTTAGGTTTGGCTTTTAACAGCGTTGATGTTGAGAATTTTATAAGCAAAACTCAGCAAGCCACAGGCGTGCTAGATGATTTATTGCGCCCTGCTTTCCAATCTTTGCTTATCGCAACACGGGATTATGCAGAGGCTCAGAAACTTCTTAACTTATCCTTAGACATCTCGGCAGGAACAGGCAAAGATGTAGCAGCTGTCAGCTCAGCATTGAGCAAGGCTTATTTAGGAAACTACACATCATTGACCAGACTTGGCGGCGGTATTACTAAAGCCACGGTTGCATCTGGCGATCTAAACCAAATTATCAATAGCCTAAGCGACAACTTCAAAGGCGATGCGTTAGCGGCCGTTCAGACTTACAAAGGCCAATTAGACCTTCTTAAAGTATCAACTGAGAACGCCAAAGAGACTATCGGTGAAGGCTTAGTAATTGCCTTGTCTAATCTTTCAGATAACAACATCGTCAGTTTAAGTGATGCTATGGATAACTTCTCTACATCTATTGCTGAGGTAATTGTAGGCATCAGCGTGATGATTGAAAAGATTAAGTCTATTCCTGGTGCTAACCTGCTTAAAGGGTTGTTCAGCCTTCAATCTATTCCGGTGGTTGGTTCTTACCTAGAATTCTTTAGAAAAGCGGGTAAGGCTGAGATTAAGTCTGTTCGCAACTCAAAGAAGATTGTTGAAAATACTAAGGCTACAAGCAAGATAACATCAACCATAGTATCTAACACTAAGAAGTTAACCGATGAGCAGACAAAGCAATTAGCGTTAAAGAAGGCTCAGGCACTTCTTGATTCTTCTTCTAAAGTTTTAGATATGGATTTGATTCAAAACACAGCTGCGTTACAAGGCAAATTAACTGAAGATGAAACTTTGCGCCTTAAACTGCAACGTGCAATTCTTTTAGACAATTCAGATGCCGCAGCCAAGTTATCCCAAGAACTTATATCGGTTCAACTAGCGGCCATGATGGCTGCAAGTGTTGATCCGTTTGGTAACTATGCAAAATCAGCAATGGAAGCCATGAAGGCATTACAACAACTTCGCAGCGGCCTAACAACCTTAGGCACACCAAGCATAATTACTGGTTCTGAGCAACTATCCATAGATTATGCTGCTGTTCTAGCAGATGCAGTTGATCCTAGATTTGCAGGCCTAGATGCTATGGGCGGCCCTGTCAATGGTGGTTACAGCCGTTATGACTCATCACTAACTGCTACCGAACTACGCATATTTATAGACCCATCTGCTGCGCAATACGGTATTGGCGTGGCCTCAGTTAATAACTCAGCCAACGGCAATAGTAACAATTATTCAACTATCCAGAGTTTTGCAGGCGGCATGTAGTGGCAACACCAACCCTAGTTGTAACTTTCGACTTTAGTTCCGGTGCGGTATTTGGCTACCCGTTTATTATTGGCGAAGGCATATTAGGGTTTAACACGCTGGCAGACCAAGCAGCCGACACAATAGACATTTCCAACCAGGTAAACAGAGTAAGCATTAGACGCGGCTATAACCTGCTTCAAGAGGAATTTCAGGCTGGCACAGCCACCATTAGGGTATTAGATCAGAACGGCGATTGGAATCCTACAAACCCAACCTCGCCTTACTTTGGCAAGTTAGTGCCGCTACGCAAGGTGCGTATTTCAGCTGATGGCGAGTTCCTATTCTCAGGCTACACAATTACCTATAACTACACATGGGACAAAGAGCAGAACATAGGCTACGTAGATATTGAACTAGCCGATGCTTTCCGTTTGTTCAACATGTCCAACATAACCACCGTTACAGGCGCAACCGCTGGCGAGACCACAGGCTCACGCATTACAGACATCCTAGACACAATCGGCTTTCCTACATCCATGCGTAACATCCAGGCAGGCTCAACCACCGTTCAGGCCGACCCTGGCACTTCTCGCACATCACTCCAAGCCATCAAGAATATGGAGTTCTCAGAGCAAGGCGCGTTCTATATCCTGCCATCTGGCAACGCTGAGTTCCTAAGCCGCGCAACCATTCAAAGCAAGTCTGGGGTTAACCCAACATTCTTTAGCAATGACGGCACAGGCATTAACTACCGCAACATAGTTACTGCCTTAGATGACAAGCTGATTATCAACCAGACTTCTATCACTCGCGCAGGTGGCACAGCCCAGACTGCAAGCAACACGGCCAGCCAGATTAAGTATTTCCCACACTCTTACACAGCGACAGACCTTTTAGTGCAGACAGACGCACAGGCTTTAGATATAGCCCAGGCTTATACTGCGACACGGGCAGAGACCACTCTACGGGTTGATGCCCTTACTCTTGATCTAAACACAGCCGACTACGCCGCTGGCACAACAGCAGCTTTAACTCTTGACTTTTTTGACACCATCCGCGTCAAGAACGTAGGCCAAGACGGCACAGTCATAGACAAGACTTTGCAATGCATGGGAGTAAGCCACGAAATTACTCCTGGCACTTGGAATACAACTTTTGTAACAAGTGAGCCAATCATAGATTCTTTCCAAATCGGAAGCGCTTTATACGGTATAATCGGCACGTCAGTAATGACATATTAAGGGGTAATAAATGGCAACAGGATTTCCAGCAGCAACAGGCGATGTTCTCTCAGCTGCGATGTATAACGGCCTTGTAACGTTTGACGTTGAAGCCGACAAGACAGATGACTATACACTCGTCTTAAACGACAGTTACCAAAATCTAATCCCAATGAACAAGGCCACAGCGGTAGCCCTTAAGATTCCTACTAATGCCACAGCTGCAATCCCAGTAGGCACAGTCATTACAGTATTAAACAAAGGTGCTGGAACAGTAACAATCAGCGCAGTAACCTCAGGCACAACCACAGTTTTATCTGCTGGTGCAACTGCCGCATCTCCTACCCTTGCGCAATACAAATCTGCTGCGTGTATTAAAACCGCTGCGGATGTTTGGTATGTCGTAGGTGCGATTTCCTAATGATTGGTAACGCAATAGCAGGATTGTATTTTGCCCCACCACCAGCAACTCTTGATATTGAAGTGTTGATTATTGCAGGTGGAGCAGGCGGTGGCGGTGGAGACGCAGGCGGTGGCGGTGCTGGTGGAGTATTGGCTGGCAGTTTAACAATAACCGACACATCCAATAAAGCAATCGTAATTGGCGCAGGTGGCGCAGGTTCGGCTACAAACGGCGGTAATGGTTCAAATGGTAGTAACTCATCATTCACTACAAGTTATGCTGCCACTGGCGGCGGTTATGGCGGCGGTATATTTGTTGTCGGAGCAGCTGGTGGTTCTGGTGGCGGCGGTGGCGCAGACGTAGCTGGTGGATCAGCAAATCAAGGAAACGTCAGCCCATTAACAGGATATGGAAATAACGGCGGTTCAGGAAACCTTGCTGGCGGTGGAAACGCACGCGGCGGCGGCGGTGGTGGTTCTGGTGGAACTGGTGGCAACGCATCCACATCAGTAGGCGGCGCTGGTGGCGCGGGTAAAGACACTTGGTCAACATGGGCAACTGCAACATCAACTGGAGTTAGTGGATTTTATGCTGGCGGCGGCGGCGGTGGAGCTGATGCAAATGGTGGAATAACACCAGGCGCAGGCGGTTCAGGCGGCGGTGGCGCAGGCGGTGTAGCAGGAGCGCAAGGCGTTGGTGGAACAGTAAATACAGGTTCTGGTGGTGGCGGTTCTGGTGGTGGTAGTGGCAATACTAACGGCGCAGGCGGTTCAGGTATTGTAATTGTCCGTTATCAGTCAGGCAGCCAACAAGCAACCGGTGGAACCGTAGTCTCATCAGGCGGTTACTACTATCACACATTCACATCTAACGGAAACTTTGCTAAAAACTAATAATTAAAGAAAGGTGAAACCATGAGTCATTTTGCAGAAGTAGATGAAAACAATCTAGTGCTTAGAGTTCTAGTTGGCAACAACAATGATCCTGCTGGTGATGAAGGTTATCAGTGGTTATTAGACAATCTGGGTGGGCGTTGGGTAAAGACTTCATACAACGGCACAATTCGTAAGAACTTTGCAGGAGTTGGATATACCTATGACGAAACCAGAGATGCGTTTATTGCGCCAGAACCAGACAATCAAATTGGTTTTGATGAGGAAACATGTCGCTGGATTGTTCCAGAACCGGAGTGGCCAAGTGAAGCCCCGTCTAAGTAAAAGCGCAATTCAACTACGCGAGCAGATAGATGACACGTATCCAGACCGCGACCGTAGAACTGACGGTTGGATCGGAGACGCTAAGCACGACAGTAAATCAGATCATACGCCTGATGCTCAGGGCTGGGTTCGTGCCCTTGATATTGACGCAGACCTCACAGACCACAAATCTGAAAGTATCTACCTGGCAGATCAGATTCGTGCATATGCAAAGTCTGACCCTGCTAAACGAATTAGTTATGTCATTCATAACCACAAGATTGCTAGCCGCATCCTTAATTGGAAATGGCGTAAATACAGTGGCTCAAACCCACACACCAGCCATATCCATATCTCATTCAATAAAGGCAAAGCTGACTATAATGAAACTTTTTTTGAAATACCTATGCTAGGAGGCAAACAATGAAACATCCACTATTCCTAACCGCAGGTGCTTTCCTGTCTGCTTGGGCAGCTAGTAACTTTGCACTTGATTATCGCGCTGTCCTATGGGCAGTCTTAGCAGGCGTATTTGGATACGCAACCCCGAAAAAGTAATGCAAGCGCAAGACCTAGCCGCAATAGCCGTTGCAGTAGTAACTGTAATCTCGGCTTTTGTCGCATCTGTGCGTTGGCTAGTTAAGCATTATTTAAGCGAACTTAAAACCAATGGTGGTTCATCATTACGCGACCAAGTAAATAGACTTGAAACGCGTGTTGATACCATTATTGAAATGTTAGATAGGTAACACTTATCTCATGGCACGCAAGGTTAAAGTTCAAGACGATACATATTCTCCACTAGAGATGTATTGCATTGGCCTGAACGAGTATTACAAGGCTTTGCGCAAGGCTGGATTTACTGTTGATATAG